TCACAGATGATATCATCACCGAACACTGAGGTCCAATTGCTGGACCCGCCGCTCGCGCGAGCGAGGGCGTAGAAAATCAGCGTTTCAAGCTCGAACGTAAATCCATTCCCCATTGAGGAAAACTTCTCGTATTCGAACTCTACACCATCGAGTACGCCGTGCGAAGAACGACAGGAGTCTAGAACTTGGCACCAGCCCTCCGGGAGGAGGAGCCAGACCAACTCACGACTGACCGTATCGGACGCCGAAGAAAGATCGATGGTCGCAAGACCGAAGTCTTGGGCGATTGAGGCCAAATGCCGATTCACATCGGCTTGAACCTCGAGATCAATCCCGAACCGTCGCAACCTGTCACGCATCAGTGAAGCCACACCCAGTTGGGCGTAGCCGTTTACATGCGGCTCGATTGCAATAGTCCTGAACGTCTTAGCGTTCTTAGGGACGAAGGAGACCTTGTTACTCGCGTTAAGCGAAACCTCTTCAATGCGTGCTGCCCAGCGAGGGCCCACCACATCTAGGAGGTAAGGAAAGAGACCAGGTGTGACGTCTACGCGACGCCTGTACTTTTCTGCCACGTTCACCCACCGTGACACGAGCGATGTTGCGCCCGGACCAAAACGGAAGCGTGCGTCGCCTCGGGGGAACTCACCTAGTATCCGCCGGATTAGCTCACGGGCCCTGTGAAGGACTCCGTGGATCCGACTGTCAACCGGGCAAATCCGCCCCTCAACGTACGCTGATAGCCTCGCGTTTGTGTCTCCACAGCGCGCCTCCGCCGAGCGAAAAGTGTCCAAAGCCGCCTCCCGGCGGTCAAAGGACGTCTGGAGAAACTCAGCCTTCGAGAGCACCGACACCGATTGGTAGTCGAGTCTGAAGGTCTGTGCATCAAGGTAGTCCAGCGGCCGGATTGTTTTCCGAGCCAGCTGGTCCCACTCACCATATTTGGCAAGGAGCCAGCAGGTGAGCGAAACTGGGGTGTCCAAAGACTCCCACAGACAGGTAGACGCCTTAAGGGCGAATGATGCTGGCGGGCCCATCACGGGCAGCGCCTTGTCGGAAGTAACCTTCACGGCAAATCTCCAGGTTTGCGGGCCGTGAGGCCCGCTAGGTCATCAGAAGATGAAGTCGAGATCCTTGAACACCGCCTTGATCAGCGTTGCGTCCTGGAAGTTCGCCGTGAAGGCGGCCAGGTGCGCGCGGTCGATCGCGGGCATGATGTCGGGGATCACGAACGTCCCGTCGACGTACCGGGCAGTCGCGACCGGGGCCGGCACGTTGTCAACCAACCCCTCGATGGGGTAGACGACTTCGTAGCCGACCTTGTTGGTCGGACGACCGCCGGACGCCGGCGATTGCTTCAGGATGATGCTCGGCTGCAGCGCGCGGGACGACTTGCGTCGATCAACCCACGCGATCCGCCCGTCGGGCAGACGCTCGGGGGAGAAGGTCACGGGCACCGGAGTGCTCGTGCCGTCGTTGAGAGTGAAAGAAGCAGCTTGGCCCATAGGCCCTCCAGAAAGGGTTCCAGCTTCAGGCTGGCGGTCTTGCGACCAGGTTAAAGGATTCGGCGCGGCGATCAGCGACCGCCGCGGCGAACTACTTGGGACAAAAGAGCGAGTGCGTCAAGCACCTTAGAGGGGAGGTCCCCCTTCGGCACCTGCCAGCTTGGAAAAGGCTGGTCGGGGATTGAGGCATTAGGGAAGCGAGAGTAGGACTTTACCT